ATATTCTGGTTATTCAAGAAGTTATAACCCTTATTCAAGAGGTTATTATGGTGGTTATCAAAACTATGACGGTGGAGAAATAAGTGCAGAGACACTTAATGACGAGATAACACAACAAGCAGTAGATAACAAATTTAAACAACTTTCAACTGATGTGTATAATGCAGTAGACACAGGTGGAGTTTACGACTTAATGGAAAGAGCAAGTATATATAACGACTCTGTTTCACCTATGTATAACAGTTATTACGGACTTAATAAAACAGTTGATGAGAGATTAAACAATACTAGAGAAACTGCATTAAAACACCTTATAAACAAATCAGTAGCAAGAAGTACGAATGGTGCTTATAACATAGGAGATACTGTGTATCAACATAAATCGCCATTAAGAAAAGATTATATAGATAAAGTAAAGAAAACTCAAGAAGGAACTAAAGCTAAAGTTATGAATAGATTTTCTAATGATAATTTCGCTAAAATGAAACAAAACCATAAAGCAAATGTAGAGAGCATACATAACGATATTATGAAAGGTTCTAAGAATAAAAATTCCAAAAATAAAACTTCTAAACAAAAAGAGAAAAATACTAAAAAACAAGAAAAAGCTAAAGCACAACAAAAGAAACGTGTTGAAATTAATAAAAGTTTTGGTGCTAAAAACCAAGCGTACATCAAAAAGCAAATGGCAGAAAAGAAAAAACAACAAGAGAAAACTAAGAAGTTTAAAGATAAAGTTAAAAAGACAGTAAAGAAAATATTTAAGAAAAAATAATTGAAAGGAGGATTTTATGAGTTCTAAAAAGAAAAAGTTTGAACAACAAATTCAACAAAACAAGATAAATAGAGTTACTAATAAAAACGCAAAGTACAATAAAAAAATGTCCAAATCAGATGAGAACTACATAAAAGGTAACTATACTAAATCAGTTAATCAAACAGTTTATGGTGTTAAGAAAAACTTAGCAGAAGGTCAAAAAGTACACGGTTATGGTGATGATTATATAGATACTAAGGGGATGAAAAGAAGTAGATATGTAAAGAAACAAAACGGTGAAAACCCATATGAAGCAAAATATGCCTACCAAACAGGAAAGCCTAAATACGTAAAAGGTGGTACAAAAGCAGACGGAACTAAATATGATGGGTTTTACAGTAATAAAAGACTTCTTAAAGACTATGAAAAAGAGAGTTATAAAAACACAGGTACACTAAACAATAAAGAATATATGCCTAAACAAAAGTACGCATTGATGAGTTCTCACAAATGGGATAATGCAGAAAAGTTTAGCGACCATTTAAACACTAAAGTTTGGGACGGTATTGAAACTGCCAAAGCAAATCAACGTAAAGGAAAACACATAAGTAATGCTTTGGAATATGTAAAAGGTGGAGCAAAAGACGTTATACTTGACCCTGCTATGGATTTTATGAAAAGTATAGGTGCGATTGGAAGTTACGGTCTTGCAGGTATTGCAGGTGTAGCAGAAGATAGTGGTAATTTAGCCAAAGCGGTAGCAGACCCTAAACGTGATTATAAATATTATAGTCAAGGTAGAAATAACCTTAAAGAAAATTTAAAGGCGAATAAAGAGGAGCTTGATAAAACAGGTTTTGGTAAATATATGGGGTCGTTTCTTAGTGAAGCTAAAACACGTGCGGATGAAGGTCAAATAAGATTTTTAGAGGACACTGGTAGACATAGCGATGCTATAGAATATAAAAAACAAATCGAAGAGAATAAAAAAAGAGATACTAACTTACTTAACGTAACAGGTTTTGTTATGGATTTACTTGCACCTACTATTGTTGAAGATAAAGTTGTTGATGTGGTAAAAGGACTTGGTAAAAATACTGCCAAATCGTTTAAAGAACTTAAAAACGGTACTGCAAACTTAGCAACAGGTATCGTACCAGAAGAAACTGCTAAACTTATGGCTAACTCTAAGAAGTACGCAGGTAAAGGTAATAAAGTAACAGGAGCTTCTGATGATGTGTTTTACTCTGGTAAAAAAGGTAAAACTGCTACTGATAAATTATTAGATAATCAATTTGAAAAGACAATGGATAATGTTAAAGACGTTGTTAAGAAAAACCCTAACACATCTAATCTAGGTAAGTTCCTTGATACACTTGATAATAAACCTCTTAAAGGAACACAACGTAGCATAGATGGTAGAACACTTAATAAAAAATATACTCAAACTAAAGACGGCTATATACCTAATCTAATGAATAGTGTTGATGAGGTAGAAGATGTTGTAAAAGGTAATGTAAAAGGACAATACTCTATGTTTGGTAAAGATGGAAGTATGAACGCATATATTGATAACATACAAAACCCTTATGCAAGATACGAAAAAGTTATAAACAAGTATGGAGATGATATAGAAGGTCTTGTAAATAAGATAGACTCTATGAGCTCTCATAACGCAGATGCAACACTTGATTACCTTAGAAAAACTAGACCAGAAGTGTATGAACAAGTAGTAAAAGGTAGTGATGAGATAACTGATATGATAGAAAATACTACTAGACGTAGAGGTTATGAAACACAACAAAAGATAAAAGATGATAATAGATATTTCAATACTAAAGACGTAAACACACCTAAATTTAGTGCAGAAGAACTTGCTAAACAAAAACATATAAAAGAGAATAACTATAAACTTCTTAAAGATGTTTTTAACCCTAAATTTGTAGATAACGTAGGTAACATAAAAGAAAGAGAAGGACTACTTAGAACAGGTGTTAAAAACTTTGCACAGAAAGTTAATACACTTTCAGAAGGTGCTCTTGAAGAAGCTAGTGTTCAAATTAAAAACGCAAAATATTTAGTTGATAAAGGCGAGATAGGTGCTCACGAAGTATCTAAGATGTTAAATGATTTATTCTTTGATGGCAAAGATGTTGTTAGAAGAAATGTTACACCTAGACACGCAAATCAATTATTAGATTATGTTGATGATATGATAGTTAAACAAGCTAACGGTGTTTTAGAAGAACTTGACTCTTTAGGTAATAAAATACCTGTTGGAGAAGGTGCTAGAAAAATATCTGCTTCACTTACTGATTATAGATATGATGAGAAGATGTCTAACTTAGCTTCACACTTTGGTGTTAAAAACAAAGCAGAACTTACTGACAGATATAAAGAATTACAAACTAAGAAAAGAATACAACCACTTAATACAGAAGAATTCTACGAATACAAAGAACTTGGTGAAAAGATAGCGAAGTGGGATGATGAGTATAAAAAAGTGAAATATATGGTTGATGATTATGATGATTACGCTAAAAAAACATATGGTAAAAAAGATGGTACAGAAGGTTATAAAGACGCACTTGATGAATTAGCGGAAAAACAAGCTAGAATAGACGCTACAAAAGGTAAAGAAAATCAAATCAGAGAAGCTAAACATAAATTTGAACTTGGCTCTGACCCAGATGTAACTGCATCACCTAGAGCACAAGGTTTATTCCATAAAAATGTTGATGAATACAATCACGTAAGGCAAAATAATGTCGGTGGTAACATTAAAAACCAAATCAAACCCAAAGATAAAATAGAATACAGTAAGAGTATAGGTCTTAAATACGTAAACTCTAAATATGGAATACAAATATCAAAAGACAAACAAACATTTAAAAATGTATATGCTAATAAAAACGTAAGTAATGCAATAGATAACTTAACAAAACTTATGAATAAAGAAATTAAACTTACTCAAGGTGGTAAGTATGGCGATGAGTATGCAAAGATAAGACTACTTGTAGAAGATAATGTTAAATATCTTGATAATCTTGGTGTTGATAGAAAAGTATATTTTAACGAACTTAAAAATCAAAAACTTAAATTAATCCAATCTATACAACAAGATATGCAAGTAGGTAAAAATTTAAACGGAACAAAGCCTTTAAATGGTGTTGTTAAGAACACTACTAAAAATAAAAATCCACTTGAAATGGCTCACATCAAAATAAATGGTAAAGCACTTGATAATATAGATGAACTTACACCAGACCAATTACAATGGAAGTACCTAATGACAGAAGGTGCTAAAACTATTGATGAGTTATTTGATATACCAGACCCTAAAATGTTACAACGTGGAGATAACTTAGGTAGTGAAATAAGTAGTATGCTAGGAGGTAAAAACAATATACAAACTCTTGGTGATGTGAATGTAAATCTTAATAAAACTAATAATCCATTTGATGAGTTTTTAAGTAACATAAACAAAACTGATGATTACGTTGATGATTTTGAAAGAGTTATAGAACAAGAAAACATAAAACATTCCGAAGAACTTAGAAAGAAATTAGGTCAAAACTCAAACACATCTAAGAAAAGAGCAAAGATAGACCCTAGAACAGAAGAGAGACTTAAATATTACGAAGATAAACTTAACCTACCAGAGCCTAAATCACTTCTTGATGATATTGAATTACCTCTTGGAGTTGATGAGGATGGAGTTATACAAGACCTTACAAAAACATTTGGTAACAAATCAAATAAAATACCTTCGTTCAAACAATTCAAAGAAAAACTATCTAACAAAATGCCTAACTACAAAGATAACGAACTTTACGATATGTATAAGCGTTGGTTAAACTCTTATAAAAAAGGACTTACAGTATATAACCCAGGTTGGCACGTACAAAATTTCTTCCAAAACAAAGGACAAAACTATCTTGCATTTGGAGCAGACGCTTTACTACCTCAAACAGAGGCTAGAAATATACTTAAACAAATCAATGGTAAAGGTGGTAAAAATGGCGTTATAAAGAATGTAAAAACTAATCAAACATATAGTTATGATGAGATAGGAAAACTTGCACAAGAATTAGGTGTAGTTGACGGTCTTGGAGAAGATGTAAGAAATGCTAGAGGTATATTCTCTAGACTTGAAGATCAAATAGATAACTCACCTATAATGAAATGGTTAGGAACTAACGAACAAACTGCACGTCTAAATCACTTCATAAAACAAATCGAAAAAGGTATGTCTCCAGAGGATGCTTCTAAATCTGTAAATAAATACTTATTTGATTATAGTAAGAAAAATAAAGTTGACGATTTTATGGGAGATTTTGTAGACCCATTCTGGACATTCCATAAAAACAACGCAAGACTTATGTATGGTTCAATGTTTGAACACCCAGGTAAAATAAACTCTATAATAAGAGGTACTAAAGGTTTAGAAAATGGTATACCAGAAGAACAACGCCAAAACGAAGAGTTTAAGTATGGAAAGATACAAAAACCTTATGCAAATCTTACTGATAGTGTAAACGGAGACCAATACAACTATTTATATAAACAAAATATGTTCCCAAATGTTGAAGATGCTATACCATTTGAAAGAGATGATATAGAAAACAAAATGAACCCAATCCTACGTATGTTAGTACAACAATCACGTGGGGAAGGTAATTTTGGTAATAAGATAGTTAAAAAAGGTGAAAAAGCTGGGTGGAATGAAATAACTGAAGGGCAAAGAGTGAAAGAAGTTCTTATGGATTTAAACCCATTTATGCCAAACTTAGTTAAAAC